ATTGATCACCGTGACAGAGCATTGCTTTGTAGTTACCGATTGTATCAACGGCGTACCAATGTCTTTCACCACGACCATCAGGTATCTTAAACTCAACACGCTTTTCTTTTTCAAACATTAATTGAGTAATGCGATAAAGCATTCTGTCACCATTAGTCTCAGGGTCATGGTCTCGTCTTGCACGACCACCGATAGAACCATGATTACCAATAACACCAACAAATGTTACTTTCTCAAAATTCTCCAACATCTTGTTGATAAAATTCTTCATGATGCGTGGACCATCAACAGTGATTTGTCTATACAAACCACCATCAACTAAGAATGATTGACCTGGGAAGATTAACTCACCTTCAATAATATCTCCCAAAGCCCAAATTCTAAGTTCCTTAACAGGGTGATCCTTTCTTTGGATTTCGGTAAGTTGAATCACCTTTTCAGCAAAAAGTTCAATGCGCTCTTCACAAACTTTAGAATTATAATCAGGAGTGACCTTGGCAAGTTGCCAGTCTGCTAGAACTGCAACAGCGACTTCTTCGCCCTTGTTTTTTCTATCAAACTTTGGCTTGTTCACTGGTACATACTTAACTGTTTCAATATCTTCTTTTACAGCACGATAGATAGCACCAGCTAGATCATCACTCTTTGTTTTCAACTTTGTGTATTCGCTAAGAAGCTTGTTATAGGAAAGCCTCAATTCACTATCGCTTGACGGAATTGCTCCAGTCAATGGGTCTGGTTGAATATCAAACAATCCATTATCCCTTCTATGTTTACATAATCCATTAACATCTATTGATTGACGACACAATTTGTCAGCGTATTTATGATTCGCTGTTTGTGGTTCAAACTCTATTCCACAACCTTCACCTGCACAAACTTTCATAAGGACTCCTTTGGGTTCTTTACAGCATATCACAATGATATGTCAAAAGTTGCTATGGGAGTCTTTTTTTAATAATTATAGCTCTTGATGCATTTTTCTTTTTAGTATGAGGTTTTACTTTGTTAGCAGTTTCCCTCATTTTAGCACGATGACTATCTGACATCTTATTCCCTTCCTTATGCAAGGCGCTATGCTCTTGCGGAGTGCATAAGAATAGATTAGACAAACGATTATCTACTTTAATTTCATTAATGTGATGAACAGTTTCCCAAGGCTGTAAATACCTGCCCAAATATTGTTCAATTACAAGCCTATGCTCATAGGTATACCCACGAATGTTCTTAGGATGATCTGGCTTTAATACCCGAACATATCCTTTATCGTCAATATACTTTCCACCATTATAATTAGGACTGTCTTCTCCAGAAAGAAATTTCGTTGACCAATCAATGTCTTTTCTTTTAGAAGCTAAACCCATTTTATTATATTATACAACCCCACCAATATCTTCAACATACATCTGCAGAGGTATAGTACCGCTAGAAACAACAACAGAGTACGCTGGTAAGTTATTGGATGATGCGCCAGTATTTCTATCAACAGCAACAAAGAATGAACTATTCTGGAACCCAGAAACATTGCTTGCTAAAACTACAGAGTATGTCCCAGCGCCAAATTTAGAATCATAAGCGTTATTGCGTAAAGTATTATTAGCAATTGTTGCATTAGCCCCAAGTGTTGAAACATCAATAAAAGTAAATGGTGGAGGAGTAAAAGATAAAGTGCTAATAACAGTGTTAGCACTACCCGAAACGCCTGAGCGAAGAGTCAATAGATAGGTGCTATCTTCAGCACCCTTGGTATCAACTGTAAAACCTGGAAAATTAACTGTTACACGATAGTAACGACTAGCCCCAATAGTTACACGATTATCCCCACCACCAGTGCCAGAATCATCTTTTAAGCTAATAATCTCATGAGCAGACTGGAAATCGGAAAATGGTCCAACTGTGCTAGTAACTGTTTTTAGTTTTTTAACACCTTGGGGGTTATCGTCAGTAGATTCCTTAACTTGCTGGATATTAGTAGACATTTGTTGCAATCTATCCCCAGTAATTGGGGTTCCATCAGTCCATGAAATTTGTGTATAGTTCTCGTAAGCCATTTATCTATTATACCTCATTTCTGTTGTTATATGTATTGCACAAATTTTAACCGTATGTAGCATATCTATTATTTACTTTCTAATTGCTCTATTTTCTGCTCTAGCGCTTCTACTTTTACACTGAGTTCTTGGATAGCCTTAGTTAGAAGGGGAGTGAGTTTTGAATAGTCAACACTCCAAGGTTCCATTTTGACTAAATCAATATTCTGCTCTGAAGCATCTACCCCAGGACTTACCGCTTGAGGGTAGACCTCATAAAGCTCTTGAGCAAAAAAACCAAAATACTCGTCATCTTTTTCATCTTCTGAAGATAAAAGCATTTTGTAGGTTCTAGGGATCAACAAGTTAGTCACGGCAAGAGCATCGTAAGGTTTGTCTACATTGATTTTTAGTCGGCTATCTGAAGAGGTGTTATAAGTAATAGTGTTGCCAGCATTCTGCGTAATAGAACCGACTACCAGACCGCCGAACTCGGAAACTCCTAGCGCAAAAACACAATAGTTCCTACCACCACCGCTCGCTTCTTTTGCACGGTTAATATAAATTGGTGCTGAACCACCACCAGTTTTTTTTATGTCTATAGTACCCGCTTCAATAACAACACTATTAGTCCCACTAGTTACACCTACAGAGGTAGTAGCAGTGATGGTGCCTGCTGAAGAGATCTGTCCAGAACTTAGATAACTTGCGCCAACAGATACCGTCTGGGTAGAATCTACGGTTATGCTGCCAGATGCATTTATAAGACGAACTCCCAGAGTATCAGTACCAATTTCATCTACAGTAATTATACCAAGGAAGTTATACAATCCAGCATTAAAATCCCAGTTTATACTATAAAAACTATCTCCACTTGAGTATCTTTGTACGCTATCAGCTGTAATTCTAAGACCACCATTAGTAGAATTCAATTCAAGTCTGTTATTGCTACTATCTATTAGAACAGTTGGATTTGTCCAAGATCCTGAGCCAGCAAAATTTGTATGAGTTACAAAAGTGTTACTTGATATTTCTCCACGAATTTGTGCATTATTTGCAGATAGATTTCCAGATGCATTAACGCTAAAATTACCAGATGATGTGAATATAGCGCCATTAGCATAAATGCCAAAAGTATTAGCATTTGATGTTAGATTACCGTTTGCGTCAATATCAATCCCTGGGGTAGTAACAGAGTTAGCAGTTATCGTTCCTCTAATGGAAGTATTTGCGAATTCAGCTGTCCCGTTGCTATTAATAGCCCAACCTGAAACTCCTGGAGAGTAATTACTGCTTGAAATAACATTATTAACAAGAACAATATTTGCAGCTAACTCATCAGCCGTAATAGCACCTGCGGCAATTTGACCTGCTGTAATTGTGTTAGCAGCAATCTCGTTTGCAGTGATTGTGTTAGCAAGAATTTCATTTGCTGTAATAGCATTTGCGGCAATAAGTCCTGTGTCAATTGATCTTGAAACGATATGAGAAGTGCCATTCACAGTCCCTGGCTGAAGGATTATATTGGCAGGTTTTAATACCGCATTATTAACTGTCTCTATAATAAAGTTTTCAAATGAAATATAATTTCTCGTTTGGTCTGCAATACGAGAAGGATCTCCGAAAATGCCCCAGGAGAAGTCAAATAAAGAATATTTAGATGTATCAATAAAACTGGAGTTTTCTCCATTATGAGAGTGACCACCCTGACCAGGGTAGAAGTAAATAGTATTTTCACTAGCCATTAAGAAACACCTCGTAGGACTAAATTCTGGGTTACAGTATCCCCAATAGCTGTACTATGAGAAATAACCCAGTAATCAGCATTAACTATATCTAACGCATCAAGCGCTGTTATTCTAATTCTATCACCTAATTGAACCTTCGGCATTGCCGTAACTGATACATTAATAATTGGGACTGGTATTTGCGTTTTTTCAATAATAAAATCAGCAAGCTTTTTAGCATGTATAGAGTCTGTAATAAATGGACTTTGTATTGTCAAATCTTTAATCCCGTATTTTTTAATGCTAACATTTGTTGAAGCAGACTGCTCTTTAATCTGTAAGTTCTGCTCGCTCATTACAACAGCAGTTCCACCAATCGTTGTTGCATAAGGGTATTCTGTTTCTGGGTTTGTTCCTTGCAACCAAGCGAGCTTACCTACTTCAACATCATTAGTTGCAGAAACAATTAATTCAGCCCCATATGCGAATGGTAGATATCTAGATATTTCAACTCGGGCTGGGGAGTCAAAGAGAATTGAAGAAACAAACGGACTCTTAATATTATAAGCTGGGGATTTATCAAATTTAACATCATAGTATCTAGACTCCCTAACCTTAGTCCCAGAGGTATGAGCAGCAGCAGTTGTTTGGAACTGACCACGCTCTAACCCATTAAAAGATACCGCTGTTTTTGAGATGTACTTAATAATCTCATCATCAATTTTAACATAACCAGTCTTTGGATAAACTGGGTCCAGTGTAGTAGAAACATACATAACCGAATTAGCGCCGCTTGCGTTACTTGCAAGATTTGCAGTAAGAGCAGTAACTGCTAACGAAGCGTTATCTGGAGCTGTCCACAAATTTTGCACCGAAGATGAAGATGTCTGGATACCACCTACTGGAACAACAACCTTGTTACACTGTAATGCAACAACATAGTTAGCTTCTGTTATATTTGTTGAATCACTAATAGTTGTCTGAATAACAGCATGTTGATTAATTGTAGGTTCAAAGAATCGGTAGTAATGTTCATATCTTGCATGGTCAGTTTCATCTACATAAACACGACCCATATCAGCAAATGTAATCCCATCCATAATACCCCTAATGGAATCCTCATTGCCATACAAGAATGCAAATTGAGTAAGAGGTTGCATTTTCGCCTCAGTATACCTATCACTTACTTGAGTAGAAGTAAGACATTCATTATAGATAGCAAATTCATCGGCATAAAAACTTCTGATAGTCGCTGGGGCTACTTCCGCACCAGCCGTATAGGTTGCCCCTCTCCCACCAATCGTAATCGGCTTTGAAGCCCAAGAAACAATTGAACCTGCGACAGCCTCTGTATCTGACAGGACACCGTTAACATAATATTTAAGATCCTCCCCATCAAAAGTAGCAACTAGGTGTGTTGAAGAAGAATTAGACAACGCAGTATTGGAAGAAACAGTTTCTGTTACAACAACAGAGTTAGCAAGAGCTTTAACTTTAAAACCATGCGATGTAGAATTATTAAAAAATTCAAAACCAGCAGTGGATGTTGAATTGTTCCAAGAACTCAAGTACTCTCCATCACTACTGAATACTCCATTGTGGAATTTGCCATAAAACTCAATTGACCACCCTGCATCAGTAGTTACATCAAGACTTGTATCGCTCGGTATTCTAATATATGAATTTGACTCCAGCAAAACTGACTGGTCATCTAGATCAGAAACCAAAAATGATGGTTGACTTAATTTTGGTGAATTAATGTATATTGCATTATTCCGATGATTATTGGCATCAGCAGTAGTGAGTACTCTAGACGGATCTTTCGTCCCGACACTATCTAGCGCAACAATCGTGCAGCATTCACTTGCGCTTACCAAGACATCTGATCCACCATCTAATGCTTTGTAAAGTATAATATCAAACGAAGCAACTCCACCAGTATTAAAAGAATGATAAAATTCAATTCTTATTTTTCTTGGGACACCAGCAGTAAGGTTAACTGAGCTTGAAGCAAATCTTGTAGATGTTGTAGTGATATTCCAACGATTAAGAACTACAACATCATCCAAATATACTCTAACCCCACCGTATGCTATTCTAATTACAATTTGTTGTAAACCAGAATCTGTTGGTATATAATAGCCATCAAATACACCATTAAAATATTCGGAATAAACAGTACCGTCAACTCCAGTAAAAGTGAAATCATTCAAATCTAAAGCATACGCACTAGACGATGATATTGACTTAGAGAGCGCCGTAATAGTAGGGGATGTAAAACTCTTCTCCCCGAGGGCTTTGTCCAATGGGGATAATTCTTTATCAATGGCATCAGCTAAGATATCCTTAACAGAAACATCTTTTTTATTTGCTGGCATCCCCCAAAATCGCGCCCTTAACCCAGACGCTGGGATAATATTGTTACCACTTCTATCAACGGTATCCTCATTGAAAGAATACGAGGCAACGGCTCCTCTTTCACGAGCACCACGCTTATAGTTTTGCAATCTTTTAATATCTGCTTTTGGAAAATTTGCTCTCAATAGAAGATTTTCAACAGCCTCATCAGCATAAACATTCTGCAAAAAGAAACCATAATTTATGGTTCTTTCAGACAAGAACTTTGTCCAGTCTTGCAAGTTAGCACTCACTGTCATATCTGTACCAATAGACCATTCATCAACATAGAATGTCCCATTTTTTACATATTCATAAATATCAAAACGAACAATGCTTCCAGTAGTATGACTTTTAGCCATAGTGCCGCCATACCCACGCTCTAATACCGTTACAACACTAGAACTATTTACTGAAGAGCAGAGTATTACTTCTTCTGATTGTGTATCACGATCAATAACAACAATGAATTCATTACCAGACCCGCCAGTAGGGATATTAGATTTATCTAAAACTGTAAAGGACATGGCTGTATTAGAAATATTACTAACAAGCTGAGTCTCTAGATAGGATGCATTAATATTAATATTACTTGGCTTTTTGATTCTCCATCCAGTAAAGACTTCAACTTCTAAATCTTTTACCATATACTTACCATAAAGCGATGATGTATTAAATAAATTAAAAATCTTTGTTGTATTATCCAATGTTAGATCAACAACAGCAGTTTCTGACCCCCCGATTGGTAAACTAGTGGAATGAACATCCCGAGTTCTATTTACTGAATATGAAATAATATAGTCACTAATATCTTCCTCGTACAGAGGAATAACTTCTTGGACTCTTGCATAATCTTGCGGATATAAAGTTGAGTGAATGATTACTTTAATTTTTGAAATATTTTGTGTTGTTAATGCACTTGATAAAATATGATCTCTATAATAACCATTACTAGGGATAGTCCCAAGTTCACTCAAAACTAAATTTAAAGAACCATCATAAGCTTCAACAGTGTATGTTGATATTTGACCATAAAATTCAGGTGTTACAATTCTAATTTTGTTTACTTTTCTTGTTGTAAAAGTTGCTTGAATATATGGATCAGTAGCAAACCCATATCCACTGTATGTAGCATGAGTATTAGCATTACTTACACTATTTGACCACCAACCAAATTCAAGGCTGCTTCCAATTTGTGTGTTAGACAAATCGTTAGTAGTAAGCGATGGCATTGCATACCAACTACCATCTGCCTTAATCACATCGCCATTTAT